AGGGGCGAAGGATCCCTTGCTATCCTGCCGCCGGGAAGTAATGGCAATGGAGGCCAGTATTGTTGGCTGGATGGTCTGAGTCTTACAGAAGTTGAACCGCCGCCGCTGCCGGATGCGATCTTTAATATATTAAAAAAAGCATTTAATAATAAGAGGGCTGTAAGGTCCGAACTTACAGACCCTTACAAAACCTTACAATTCCTTACAGAGGGAAGAAGGGACAACGACCTTTTTAATGCTGCAAACTCCCTAATTAAAGGCGGCTGTGAAATCCCATTCGTTGAGCAAATCATTGATATTCTTGCGAGAAATTCAAACCCGCCATTTCCGGAAAATGAAATCAGAACGAAAATTGACAGCGCTTTGAAGCGGGCCGAGCGTCGGGATAGAAACCTCAAACAAGAGTTTTTAGAGTGGGTGCATCTTACAGAAGGTTACTGGAACCTTACAGAAGCTTGCAGGGCCTTACAGATCTTACAAAAGGAAGAAAGAAACCACCTTTATGTCATTGCCCACAGACTTAAGGCCGAGGGAATCATTGAAAAATACGGGAACCAGGCGGGCGTTTATCGGACAGTAAGTGCCGATATTGAGCCCATCGACTTCATGAATTGCACTGTAAATGCACTATCTGTCCGCTATCCATTCCAGATCGAGCGCCACATTAAGACCCTGCCTAAGAATATCATTGTCGTTGCCGGATCTCCTGATGCTGGCAAGACTGCATTCCTTCTGAACTTTGCCAGGTTGAATCAGGACAAACATGATGTCCATTACTTCTCAAGTGAAATGGGCGCAATGGAGTTAAGGGAACGACTATCTAAGTTCGATAGCCCTCTTGATTCATGGCATTTCAAGGTGTGGGAGAAATCCTCAAACTTTGCCGATTCCATCAAGCCAGATGCAGTCAACGTTATTGACTTTATGGAACTGCACAGTGACTTCTGGCAAGTGGGCGGCATGATCAAGGCAATACATGACAAACTTAAGAATGGCATTGCAGTCATTGCATTACAGAAGCCTCAAGGCAGGGATGAGGGGTTAGGTGGGCAACGTGGGTTAGAGAAGCCACGTCTCTATCTTGCAATGGAAGCGGGCAAGATCAAGATAGTTAAAGCAAAGAATTGGGTAACATCAGATCGTAATCCTAATGGCTTAACCCTTGACTATAAGATCGTCGCTGGTTGTAAGTTCATGGTCACAAAGGAATGGTATAAGACATGATGAAGTGTAATAATAACAAAGGTATAGGGTATGCCCCTTTAGCCTCCACAACTTCTTGGATTCTAACCGGTATTGGCATCACGCGCAGGATTTTTAGATATTTCACAGTAGGGGGTAGCTTAAAATGAAAATAACTGGGGATGAGTGTTTAAACCCGCTCGGCTCGCAAACCACCGGGGATACCATCGGAACCGCCTGCACAGCATTCCGATGAATCACACGCCACTCAGCGAATATAGGCAACACACAAAACTAAAGAAATGAAGGAGTTACACCATGTTATCAGAAACAGAAAAAAATATAAAAAAAGCGACTGAAAGGATCGGGGATATTATTGCCGGAGCAAGAAATGCTGGCCGCGCACTGACGGCGGATGAGGCGAAGCTCGTGGCAGGATTCAGGGCCTTGATGGATGAGGAGTTAAGGCAGCAACCATCGGAAGGGCGACGCACGCTTCAGAATTTCGGCGGCGATGGCCGGAGCCACAGCGGCGCAAGGGTGTATGACAGCTTCGGTGAGCAGTTGGTTTCCGTCATGAGGGCTGGGATACCCGGCGGTCAGACGGACCCTCGCCTGTATGAAATCCGGGCCACGGCATCCGGCGCATCCGAGACGGTCCCGGCAGACGGCGGGTTCCTGGTCCAGCAGGATTTCACATCCGAGCTTCTACAAAATGTGTTTCAGACGGGCATTCTCGCGCAGCGGTGCCGCAGAATTCAGATCTCCAGCGCTTCCAACGGTCTGAAAATCAACGCCGTTGACGAAAGTAGCCGCGCCACTGGCAGCAGATACGGCGGCGTCACCGGTTACTGGTCAGAGGAGAATGCGCTTCTGACAGGCACGAAGCCGAAGTTCCGGCAGCTCAACCTCGACCTCAAGAAGCTGATCGGCCTCTGCTATGCGACAGACGAACTGCTGCAGGACGCAACGGCGCTGGAAATGATTATCCGGCAGGCGTTCACGGCTGAGTTCGGTTTTCAAATTGACGACGCGATCATCAACGGGACGGGCGCAGGCCAGCCCCTTGGCATCCTGAACGCCGGATGTCTGGTTACCCAGGCCAAGGAATCAGGTCAGAAAACAGCCACCCTGGTGACCGAGAACGTTTTCGGTATGTATAGGCGCCTCCTACCCGGGAGTGAGACGTCCGCAGCGTGGTTAATTAACAGAAATATTGTGCCCCAGCTCTATACAATGTCAGTGGCCGTGGGCACCGGCGGCGTGCCTGTGTATATGCCCGCTGGTGGTATTTCCGGGCAGCCCTATTCCACGTTGCTCGGCTTGCCGGTGATCAAGATCGAGCAGGCTGCAACACTCGGAACCGTGGGTGACATCATCCTCGCAGACCTCGAGAATGGTTACATCATTGCGGAGAAAGGCGGGATCCAAGCGGATATGAGCATTCATATACGCTTCCTATATGATGAAAGTGTCTTTCGATTTGTCCTCCGGCTGGATGGCCAACCGGTATTGTCCAGCGCGATCACGCCTTACAAGGGCGGGGCCACTGACACACAGAGCTACTTCGTTGTTTTGGCTACTCGATAAATAAACATAGCCGGGGGGAGAAATCCTCTCGGCCTTTCATAAAGAGGATTTTAAAATGAGTTCAACAAGAGGATTTTACTTACCGCAAGACGGGCATCTGGTGAGTTTGATCATCCCGAAGGATTTGAATATCGGCGCGATCAATTCGGCTGTCATCAGGATGCAGAAATATAACCACGCATCGATCATCGTGTCCTACGGCGTGGCATCCAGAGCGGCTGGTGTAATCACGATCGAATCATGTTCAGACATGACGCCTACGGTCCACACGCCGATCACGTTCAGTTATTATCAGTGCATCACGGCCTTCGGTTCGGCCAATGACGATGTTCTGAGTGCAATTCAGAACGTGACTGTCCCGGCAACAGGTTTGATCCCGGCAGCGGCAATCACGGGTTGCTTCTATGTGATCGAGCTTGACTCTGAACATCTGACCGCAGGTCACATCGGATTCCGGGCTTGTTTCGCAGCGTGCGGTGCAGCGTCTATTGCATCGGCAATCTGCATTCTGAGCGGGACAAGATACGCTGTGGACCAGAGTGCGACGGTTGACGCATAAAGGGAGGATTGAATCATGGCGATTACCTTAACCACAGCTACACCCGGTAAATTTGGTTTTATTGTGAATGGAGTGAGCGCCGACGCCTCAGGGTGCGAAATCTTAGTGGCGGCTCCGGGTGCAGGAATCCAAATTGTCGTCGATTCTCTGACGATCAATAACGGAGCAAACGCGATTACGATAACCATCGGCCAGGGAGTAAATGCCGGGGCAGTGGAAACGGCGCTTCTCGGCCCGATCTCTTTCGCAGTTAATACGTCCCTTCAATTTGTGTTTTCGTCCGGGATGTGGCTACTGGCGAACAAGAGTCTTTCTGTTGACACTTCGGGCGCCGGGGCAATCTGCATCTTTGCGCAAGGTCGAATTGTTTAATGAACGGCTGCCCTGCTGCTTTGCACAGCTTGGCGGCCATTAAAGGGGAGTAAGCGACTCGGGTGACTGACCGCAGGCAGGTAGTGGCCTTCATGATCCTCCCCCTCCTTAGAATGCCGGGGTGTTCTACTCCATAGCGCTCCGGCATTTATAAAAACTTATGATAACCATCGGTGCATTGGGCACCGTAATTGCCCTGGGGAGTTTATAACCTCCACTTCTGCTCCCTGGGGCAATGGTAATAAAATTGCCCTGGGTCACTTTCTAAACCATAACTGGAGCAAGGAAATGGGTAAAGCGGCAAGGCCAAAAACATTGAAGAAGCCTCAGAAGATCAGGGAACGGTCAGATGAGGAGATCAAGGCGGTCGTGATTGCTTATCAGAAGCTCTATACGATTTCGCCTTTCGTTGCAAATATGATGCTGCTCTGCT